TACCGTGTTTAAGGCGGTCGGCGATATTTTTATCTGGCTCGGGACCACGATCGGCGGTGTTGCCGCGGGGATGGCCGGGCTTTATGAAACCGCCGCCGGCCTGGTTAATCTGGACTGGAACAGAATCCGCGACGGATGGACGCAAGCGAACATCGGCGCCGACGCCGCCTATAGCGCATTTTTCCTCGGGAAAGATACTCAGGGGCAATCGCTCTATAACCTGGACAAGCCGGCGCCGGAGAGGAAAAAGCCGGAGCCGATCATCATCACGCCGGAGTCGCTCGCCGAGGAGGACCGAAAGGCGGCGGAAGAAATCAAGCGCCGCCGCGCCGCTGCCGCGCGCGTGCAAGCGCTCCTCGGCGAAGGGTCGGGCGGCGGGTCGAAATCAAACGCGGAGGCCGCAAAACGCCAGCGAGAGCAGGCTCAGGCGATGCGAGAGCAGCAGCAGGCCGCGGAGAAATTCTCTGACGCGCTGTCGAAACTCCGCGGCGAGGTCGGCGGGCCGTTGAAGCAAGCGGAAATCGAACACCTCGAAAGGCAGCGACAGCTAGAGGAACTCGCCAAGTCCGGCAAGGTTGGCGCCGATGATTTGCGCGAGGCACTTGATCTTGAGGCCCAGGCTTACGCCAAGTCGAAAGAGGAGCTCCGCGGGAAATTCGATGCGCTTGTCGCTACGTTGAACGGCCCGCTCGCCGAAGCGGAAAACGCGCATATCGCGCGACTCCGCGAAATCGAGGAGGCCGGAAAAGCGGCCGGCGCAAGCGCCGATGAAATCGCGGCGGCAAAGCAAAAAGAAATCGAGGCCCATAACAAAAACGTCATCGCGATAAAGGAGCAACTCGACCCGACACAAAAGCTCATCGAAAACATGCGATTCGAGCTTGAAACTATGGGGATGTCGAACGAGCAAAGGGAGAAAGCAATCCTGTTGCGCGGCCTCGACAAAACGGCGACGGCCGCGCAGCGCGAGGAGATTTCGCAGCTATACGACGAGATACAGAAGCAAGCCGAGATGCGGCAAATTCTCGACGGAATACAGTCGTCCGCCGAGGATGCCTTCATGGCGTGGGTTACTGGCGCAAAGTCGGCGAAAGAGGCGTTCCGCGACATGGTGACGGACATCCTGAAACAGGTTGCCCGAATCCTGATTCAGAAAGCAGTGACGCAACTCCTTACCTCGATTTTCGGCGGGATGGGCGGCGGTGGGTATGGCGGCGGTTACGGCGGCTATGGCGCGAGCGGGACGGGCGGATTCGACTCCGGCGGCTTCACCGGATACGGCGGCAAGTATGAGCCGGCGGGGACCGTGCATCGCGGCGAGTTCGTTTCTCGTTCCGAGGTTGTGCGCGAGCCTGGCGCCCGCGATTTCCTCGAACGGTTCAACCGCTACGGCATGCGGATTCTCCGCGGCTACGCGGACGGCGGGATGGTCGGCGGAATGCCCGCGGCTGTTTCCTCCGGGGCTCCATCGTTCCATATTGAAACGAACGTCTATATCGACGGAAACGGCGTCGCGACAACGGACACAAAGGCGGGAGGCGAGTCGGATCAGCAGAGCAAGGCGCTGGCGGAACTCATCTCCTCGGGAACGAGAAAGACGATTCAGGACGAGATGCGCCCCGGCGGCATCTTGTGGAGGGGGTGACGTGGCGGAGCTTTTCACATGGGTTCCGAAAATCGAATCCGCAAAGGAAACGACCTATCGCGTCATGCGCGCGCAGTTCGGCGACGGCTATCGACAGCAGGTCAAAGACGGACTCAACAATGCGGGGCGGACGTGGTCGCTCAGCTTCACGGGGACCGCCGCGTATATCGACGCGATCGAGGCGTTTCTTGACACGCGCGGCGGAGAGCCGTTCTTGTGGGCGCCGCCTGGCAAGCCGGTTGCGCTCTACACGTGCGAAGCGCAAAGCCGAACCGAACACGGGCTCGGGCGTGCCACGATTTCCGCGACGTTCGAGATATTCAATTCGCCATGACCACGACGACAGAGCAGGTTCAAAAACTTGCGCCCGGAGAGCTCGTCGAGTTGTATGAGCTCGACGCCTCAAGCCTCGGGGCCGGCACCTTGTATTTCCATCCCTACCCTCAGCAGGGGGCTATCTGGTGGCAGGGCGTCGAATACTCCGGATACCCCGTCGAGGCGAAAGGATTCGCCCGAACATCCGACAAGCAACCGACGCCGACGCTCACCGTCGCGAACGTGGGAGGCGCAATCACTGCGCTATGCCTAGCGTTCGATGATCTTGTCGGGACGAAAGTGACGCGCCGCCGCACATTCGGCCGATTTCTCGACGCCGCCAATTTCCCCGGAGGCAATCCGGAAGCGGACCCCGGCGAGGAGATGACGCCGGAGGTATGGTTCATTGAACGAAAGGCGAGCGAGTCTCCGATTTCGGTTCAATTCGAGTTGTCGTCTGCGATGGATTTTCAGGGCGTCATGGTTCCGCGCCGTCAGATCATCGCGAATCAATGTCCGTGGAGGTATCGGCTCGACGCCGAATGCGGATACACGGGCGGGCCGGTTGCGACCGTGACGGATCAGCCCACGACGAACCCGGCTCTCGACAGGTGCAGTCACAAAATATCGGGATGCAAACTCAGGTTCGGCGAGAACGCCGAACTCCCTTTCGGCGGGATGCCGGCGGCTGGACTCATGCGGACATGAAGCAGGAAACAATCGACGCGATCGGCGCGCATGCCGTTGACGAGTACCCTCGCGAATGCTGCGGGGTTGTGATCGTCGAAAAGGGGCGCGAGAAATACATTCGGTGCGCGAACGTCGCGACATCGAAAGCCGAACACTTCGCCATCTCCGGACGTGACTACGCCGCGGCAGAGGAGCGCGGAGAGATTGTCGCAATCGCGCACTCTCACATCGACGCGCCTCCGGTTCCGAGTGAGGCCGATCGCGTTTCGTGCGAGGAGCACGGCGTCCCATGGATCATCGTCTCCGTTCGCTCTGACGCCGGCAGGGTTGCCGCGGCGGAGTCCGTCGTTTTCGAGCCGCAAGGCTATTCCGCGCCGCTCGTCGGCCGCGATTTCGCGCATGGTGTCCTGGACTGCTACGCCATTGTGCGCGATTGGTACGCGCGTGAGCGCTCGATCGAGCTCCCGAATTTCCCCCGCCGTGACGGATGGTGGGATGCCGGCGAGAACCTCTACATGGACAATCTCGAAGCCGCAGGATTCGAGCGAGCAACGGGAGCGCTACAGGTTGGCGACGTTATCCTAATGCACGTCCGCAATCCTGCCGATGCGAACAAGCAAAGCCCGGACGCAATCCCCGGTGTCGCGAATCATGCCGCCGTCTATATCGGAGATGGCGTCATGCTTCATCACCTTTACGGACGGCTCTCAAGTCGCGACGTTTACGGCGGCTACTGGCAAGAGGTCACGCGCTGCGTTGTCCGGAGGAAAGCATGAGCGAAACGCTTCGGGTTGTTCGCCTCTACGGCAAGATGGGCGCCCGCTTCGGGCGTCGCTTCCTGTTGGCCGTGTCGTCTCCGGCCGAAGCCGTGCGCGCGCTTTGCTCCCAGCTTCCCGGGTTCGAGCAATACCTCATGGGCGCGAAAGACAAGGGGATCGGGTTCGCCGTTTTCGTCGGCCGCCGCAACCTGAGCGAGGGTCAGCTAATCGAGCCTACCGGGTCGGAGGAAATCAGGATCGCGCCGATCATCATGGGCGCGAAAAACGGAGGCGTTTTTCAGATCATCATGGGCGCCGTTTTGATCGTCGTCGGCGTTTTCATCACGGGGCTTTCATGGGGCGCGGCCGCGCCGATCGGATCGGCATTGATCGGGATGGGTATCAGCATGATCGTCGGCGGAGTGATTCAGCTTTTGTCGCCGCAGCCGAAAGCGCCGAAAGCTCAGGATCGAGTGGACAATAAGCCGAGCTATGCGTTCAATGGTCCCCTCAATACCCAGGCGCAAGGCAACCCGGTTCCGGTTCTCTACGGCGAGCTTACGGTCGGCTCCGCCGTCATCTCTGCCGGTATCAGCGTTCAGGACGGATTGACGGCGCCGACAGCGCCGCCGGCCGGCAGCGGTTCGTTTGGCGGCGGCGGCGGCGGCGGCAGCGCATGGTCGCGCATCATTCGACAGATCATCGAAAACCAAAGCAACCCGACATGACCGACAACGCTCACGAACTCGAACACGTCTCCGGCGCGAAGGGCGGGAGCCAGCAGTCGCGCACGCCTGTCGAGTCTCCGGACTCGCTGCAAAGCCTGGCGATTGCAAGGATTCTCGACCTTGTGAGCGAGGGCGAAATCGAGGGCTTCGCCGATCCGGCGAAGCCGTTGACGTGCGTTTTTCTCGACGAGACGCCGCTCGCCAATCCTGACGGAAGCCTCAATTTCAAAAATGTTCATGTCGAGACGCGCGCCGGAACTCTGACTCAAAGCTACATTCCGGGGTTCGCCAGCGTCGAAAACGAAATCGCAATCGCCGTCGAGTTCAAGGCGTCGCAGTCCTGGACGCGCGCTTTCACGAATCTAAACCTATCGGCCGTGAATGTCCGCCTGAGCGTTCCGGCACTGACGAAGCAAAACACCTCGAACGGTGACATTACCGGGCACACGGTTTCGTATTTGATCGAGGTCGCGACGGACGGCGGCGCTTTTCAAGAGGCCGTGTGGGGCGCGTTCTCCGGAAAGACCACGACGAAATATGAGCGCCGGCACCGGATCGACCTTCCGCGCGCGCTTACCGGATGGACGATCCGAGTTCGCCGACTCACCGCAGACACGACGGCGAGCAACATACAGGACGCGACGTTCGTCG